TCTCTCTCAAGGATTGCCTGTTGCCAAGATAAGTCCCACCATCTACTGCGAGCGCCTAAGTAGTTCGAAGCATATCGTCCACCTGTTGTTCTCTCACCAATATTATTTGTTGGTGCTTCCTGTTCATCTTGATATGATAGTGTATATATCCCTAGTGTTGGATCTATCGCCTGTGTTCTAACTGCCATTTATTGTCTCCTTCCAGATACTAATGCTGATAGCATATTCAACATGTCTGGGTTATTACTTAGCGTACTAAGGGCTCCATGTAAGTCATTAGTGCTCCTACCAAACCTATCAGCCATCCTTTGAACTGTTTCACTATATCCATCATCGCCCGGTCCAGAGGAAGTAACTTCACTAGCAATAAATTCATTTAAGCCTGAAGATAGTAGTGCTCTGTCCTCGGCACTTTGTTCAGCATCTCTTGCTTCTTTCTCAGACATAGCAGCGAGACGCCCCCAGTATTCTTGGGTCTGTCGTTCTTTCTTTTCTAAGTCCATTTGAGATACTTGTAAGTCAGTAGCTCTTGCCTCGTTAATTGCTCGTTCTTCTGCATCAGCCATTTGAGCAAAGGCTACACCAGCACCTGATTGTGCTGACGCCATACGTGCGTCACGTTCTTGCTGGGCAATCTCTCTTGCCATTTGCTCACGTTCCCTAGCACTACCGTATATAACATTACGCTCTGCCTCGCTAAGTCCTAATGTCCCTTCAGCCATCATACGTTCTAGTTCACGCATACGTTCTGCGTTACGCCTATCTAGTTCAGTCTCTTGAGCACCAGCACCCAAGGCACCACCAATAGCCCCAACGCCAGCGCCTATTGCTGAACCTACTTGTGTTCCTGCTGGACCGAACAATGAACCTGCCATTGCTCCTGTCTGCATTCCGTCTAGAGCACCTTGTCCTGCTCCTACCCATTTATTGTTTGCCATTGTTATTCCTCTTAATAATACGATTTGTTAAGCGATTGAAGCGCCAACGTTCTCAGTCTCTATAGTTATGTTCTGAACTTTTACTAGTCCCAGTTCGTGATGTATGTTTGCAACTACACCGAATTGATAAGTACCTGCTGCCAATACGTCTGTATAATACATACAATATTGACGTCTATATAGTGGTGCAGATATGTTAGCAGCGAAGCCATCAGCCGCTGTAACGTCCCAGTTTGGATCTTCTGTTGCTGGTCCTGCCCAACTTGAAGGAGCGGGGTTGCCGACATATGTTGTCTCGTCATAGAACCTTCCCTCAGTCAAACCTTCTCTCGTCTCACCTCCGTCCTTAGTCATCCAGAAGTAAGTCGTTCCCCTATGTCTAGGTATTACAGCAACGTTATCCGCATCTGGGATAGGGCTTTCTAATATAGTTACGTCGAACCATACACGGTATGTAACTAAAGCTCTATGTTCCAATACTACTTCCTTAGCGCTATCTGGTATAGTAATGAACTGGACTACTTCGTGCTGATCACCCGGTGCAACAGGAGGTAATACCTGATTGTATATAGATAGATATTCCTGCTTATTAGTATTTGTAAAAGCATTAATATTCTTTTGACTTCCAGTCTTAAACATACCATATCCATTGCCACACGTAAACTGGTGTTCAGGATGGCTGAATGTAGTTAGCTCTCCCTTTACTATCTCAGTGAAGTCTACACTATCATTAGATAAGTCGGCAGCAATACTACCTTGGTTGATATATCTACGAGCATCCTCGAAGTTCTCCATCAATTCCGTTGGCTCCGCTGGTTGTCCCGTTGTTATTGTAAATTGTTTTACGTATGCCATTATGCCCCTATTACCCTTACTGAAAAGTTCCACGCTGCTAGTGCGCACCTACGTGCTACGGATTCCATCTTCACCCGTGCTCTCACACCAGTTAGGTTACCTGAAGTTATGACTGCGGCAGATAGTTGATAACTTCTATTCCCATCCACTGGCTCTCCACCCGAAGGACGATATTCCTCAGTGCTATTCCTATTGACATATCCTGCCAATGTCCATACACCATCTATCTGATATTCTACTTTGATCCACCAATAGTCTTGTCCGTTACTGGCGTAGCCTGTAGTGTCTCCCTTATTCCATATATTGAAGTGGTGTCTTATTACATCACCAGTCTCAATAGGTATAGCGGCAAACGTTTGTTCCGTTGAACCAGTGGCTCCATGAGATATTGTTGTCCAAGTTGCTAGTGCATAAGTAGTAGGCACTTGATTTGTATTCTCTCTATGGATGTGCGCTTTGATTAAAGGTTTGTTCTCCCAGTCAAAGTGTTTTGTAGATACCCATTCAGTTCTAGTATTCTCTGCGCTCAACGCAGCAGTCGCTGTTGCTAAGTTATCAAAGTAGTTATCTACCTCGTCGTTAGCGTTACTTGGATTACCTTCGTATCCTATATCATATATTAACTTGCTCATCTATATTGGTTCCTCGCAAAGACATGTATACCAGCGCAGACAAACTTCTGAAAGTCTGCATTCACAATTGACGAGCCTATGCCTGTAAGTTCTTGATACAAGTCTTGGTTAGCCATCCACTTGACTTCAACCTCACAGTATTCACTTCCTATTGGTGTGCTGAAAGGTAAGTCAATACTATACGCTCCTACTTGAATCTCTCCAGTATCGGCAACAAGAACGCCATTGACGAATACGCCAATACGCCACCAACCTCCATGTCCAACAAAGACGGTTGCTCCCGGACCTTCTGCTGGTGTATAATGCACCCTACCAATACGCCTCTCACCTGAAAGGTTTACATCACCGTATATCATTCCTTCTCTCGAAACAAACTTGAGCGTACTGTTCTCAGTCTCGAAGCTGTTCCAGAAGGGGTCCCAACTATTGACAGACCAATTGGTATTATAGTCTTCAGGGGCACCTATTACATCAGCCTCAGTTGTTTCGTTAGCTGATATAAAAGTATTTACATGATAGCTCTGTGTTGGTAAGTATGAGGACTTAGTGTTGTCACCATATGCGTTAGTCTGAACTATTCCATCTACCAACTTATCACCAACAACAGAATCCAATGGTAGGTTGTTTTGTCCTAGCTTACCATTTACTTGTTGTGCTTCGGCGTTTGCTTCACTAGAGAAGTCTGACGCCTTAAATTGATCTGAGCCAATAAATGCTTTAGTTGTCCATGTTCTAGACATTTGAACCTCCGTGTGTTATGACTTTCTGTTTGCTATCCATATATTCTATTTGATGACTAATGATATGGAACTTGTGTTGTGAACTAACCTTCCACTTGAACGCTCCAACTAGTCCTGTATGGACGTCCCACCTAACCCTGCACACCTGTGAACCTGACCAGTTCTCACCCCATACCGCTAAGTTCTTAGCGCCGTTAGGTGTAGTCGTAGTCCATACTGGTTCAGCATTAACTGTCTTATATTGTTCTACTATCATAGGTGCCGCAACACCAGCAGTGATTTCATTGAAACCATAGTCTGCTACATATGATAGATTTAAATCGTTGTATCCTTGGGTAACCATCTCTATCTCTACTGATAGGACACGCTTCTTAATGCTGTCATCACCTAAGTCATTGAAGGTGCTAGTATAGTTACAATCTTCCTGTCTCTTGGTACTTGGCGTAACTGTAAATGTGTTGACACCAATACCAGCCGCAGCCCATATCAGGTGCTCGCCTAGTCTCTTAGCACCGCTCCATACTTGAAGTCCATAACCGGGAAAGCCAGTGAATTCATCGTCTGGTACAGCAGCATATGGATAGTTAGGATAAGTCCCTATAATAAACCAACCCTCTGGGTTTGTCGCAAGCTGTGTGAAATACATGCCGTAGCGTGTCTTGCTACCTATAATATATTTAGGATCTGTTAGGTTTCTTAGTGACCAACCATTCGCCTGAACGTGGAATACTGCACCTCTACTATTCTCTGTATCTCCATCAACAGGATAGTGTACCCAGTATTCTTTTTCCTTGCTTGAATACGCTGCCGATGCTCTAGCCATTGAGCCTTCTGATAGTCTATGCCATTCCTTATGTAGCCCAGCGGATACCTTTGTTGCTTCTAACTGAACCAGTCCAGCACCCGATTGCCCAGCAACCAGAGAATACACCCCATCTTGTGTTAGGAAAAATAAACCAATTGAAGGAACCTCAACAATACTATTAGTCGCAGTAGTTCCAATATCATCGGTGATTGTACTGATAGTGTATTCATCATCAGTAATAGCTGATATCGCTTCAATGCTATTCTCCCTGAAAACAATTAAAGTATTGTAGTAGGGAACCAGTGCTGTAATAGCACCGCCCTGTCTAGATCCGACTTCAAAGAAACGGAACTTATTAAATTGTTCTGGAAGATATCTATTCGAATATCTGATAGTTGTACCGAATTCATCTCCACCACCTAACCACATACAGCCGTTCCATGACGCTCCGTACTTAAACGATTGTGGTATAACCATACTATCGTTAGCCGAGGGCGCATCTACTAATAGTAGAGAATCCTTTATGACATCTACCCAGTCTGTAACAACGTTATCTGATAGTTGTTTGATATAATAATATTTCTCAGAAGTAGTTGAACCCATGTTCTTCGTTCTATAAATCTTTCGTGCTTTAGTGCCTACTGGACCAAGAGGTATGTTTGAGAGCATAACGCTCCAGTATCCTTCTTCGCCTGCTGCATCTATTTCCCACGCCACTGTCACTTCCTCAGACAATGGGCTCTCACTTCCTGTATCACTTATGAAGGAGACTTTATAACTATAAACATTAACTGAATCATCAGCATCAAGTCCCTGTCCGTATATGCGTTCTGTCTTAGGAATAACTAAACCTATCTCTCCAGTATCTGTATTCAGAGGAGCTACAGCGTATTCAGGGTTTGGTACATGAGCGTTAGGAGCATTAGGAACTTGGCTCCAACCAAATGGTGTCTGGTGTTCTCTACCCCAGAACTTGAACGGTCTGTTATATCCATTACATATAAGAGCAAACCTACCATGTGTTACTAACTGTGTACCCGGATCGTTTGCCTTTGGCAAGTGTCTAGTAGAATCTAAAATAACCCTACCAGTAGTCCCTGTACCTTTGTTACCAAAAGTATAAGCCAGTTCCCCTTGGCGTTCGTTTAGGTAATAAACCTCGGCACCATTGTGACGTGAATAAATATCAAGGAACCTACATGGTGCTCGCTCTAACGTAAACCCATTAGGTAATGTCTCAGTCCCAGCGTCAGAAGCCATAACAACAGGCTCCCAGCCTCTATCGTTAACCCAACCTAATCCTTGATCTTCGACACGCATGTTCTTTATATCTGAAGCGTTTTGCGTACTAGCCTTGACCCTTTGATCAACGCCACCAGCAAGAGCGTCTGGTACAGTTTTAGTCTTCATTAATTTAATTTCCTGAAACTATCTGCGTCCATCCAGATACCGTTATGCGACATGCCGAACTGCCCTCTCTGCCAGAAGGTGTCTGTCCTGTCGATATATCTCCTCTCTAATATCTTTACTGCATCAGCAATCTTTTTATCATACATAGCTGCCATAGAACTATTGTTGCCTTTGGTGAATACCTCAAACAATACTGAATAGATAATCAACTGGTGGAATTCATATGGCATCTCTGGTGTATCAGTAGCTGAACATAGTAGCTTTGGCTTCGTTAGGTATCTCAATGCCCACTGCCTAAAGTCCCTTGCGTTCAGTTCTGGTATAGGACCTGACGCTCCTGCTGCGCCGTATATCTTATCCGCACCTTGTGGACGTGGATAAGGACGGAACCTTTGGTGTTGTCCGTCAATCTCAATATATCTTTCCTGTCCCGGCTGCAACATACTAATGCCAGATACTAAACCTTGTGAGGAAGTATCGGCAATAATATAAGGTTGCCAGTCATCTCTATCAATAAGGGCAGCAGCATCTCTGAGATATCTCCAACAAGGTAATCCTCTACGTTCACCAGTGTTGTGATCAAAGTTACTGTTATAAACTAAAACCTTTTTATATCCCTCAAGCGGTGTACGATATACATCACTTGCGTTGTATGCTCTCGCCTGTGTTAGTTGATCGTCCCACTGCTGAAGGTTTAGTGTTATGCTAGGAAATGTTCCTCCCTCACCAGTCCCTGTATTTACTACCTGTGGTTCTGATAAAGGACCAACTACGCCATCCCATAAGAACGCCCAAGCAAATTCCCAGTATGTATTGTAAGCCAATCCGTTGTTAATAACACCGGGTGTTATAACTGCTGGACCAAACTTCTTACCTGCTGGTATATCAACTGGTGTCTCCATGACATATGCTTCTGAATAACTAGCAGTCTTATCTATCTTTAAGTTTAGTTCTTCGGCACGACGTCTAGCTATTGAAGCCTTCTTCCCATGTATCGGATGTGCATTACCGCTTACTGGTGCGTCAGTGTGTTGAAGGTTTAGTATCTCTATTAAGTCAGCAGGCAAGTTATAATGCCTATGCGCTATTCTCCAATCGTTTGAATGCGCTGCTGTAGTTCCTCTGAATGGTTCTCTCAGTCGTATCTCGGTGAAGCTCATCACTTGGTCAATAGTGTAGTCACGGTTATCGAACTGAAAGATTTGTCCCTCCCATTCTACAGGGTAATCTTTAAATGCCTGTACAGGAATACTGAAAACTACCTGTCTGGAACCATCTGTAACAGCGGCAGTTAGTGTATCTGTTGGCAAGATATCTGGATAGATATCTATATATTTTGTTTCTTGAGCAAAGTTCCATCTCTTTGCTGTAAAGATATTACAGTAGGAATCATTGATAAGCCTATCCAGATCATCTAAGTACGTCTGTACTTCTGGGTT